AAGGCTCAGAAGAAGGCCGAGCGCGCAGCTGCCAAGGAGAATGAGGCTGAGGCTGAGGTCGAGGAGACTGACGCTGTCGAGGCTGAGTGAGGAGAGTAATGCCTCATGTGTCGTCCCTGCCACATAGGTAAAGAAAACTCACTCATGGCTAACTGACCCAACAGTTAGCCAGGCGAAGGCCGGAGTAGGGAGTTACGCCTTTCGACCTACTCCGGCCTTTCGTCAATTGGTATATGTTACAATTCTATACTCGACAGGTGGTCTATGCCATTACTAATTCTTTCCCGTCGTCGAGCTTCCTTATTAAGAGATGTCATTGACATTCATGTAGAAGGTGTCCTTGAATCAAAGAACCTTACTGTTGATGATCCTACTATCACTGATGTGGATCAGTTGCTATCTCTTATGGCGGGCTATGATGATGATTTATTGGACTTAAAGCGTATTAGAAGGAGACTTAATCGTGCCGCCACCGGGACGTAAGAGGAGCGACGATACAACTCCTGCTGCTCTGTATATTCATTGTGTCAATGTTTACAATGCGATGATACGAGAGGCGAAGATTGTAGAGCTATCCGAACCTGATGAGGAAGGCGATCTTGTCGTCTGGGAAGGGATGCTAACAGCTCTCATTACTCAAAAGATGAATCTGTCTGTTCCTTACTATACTCATGTGACTCGTGCGTTGAAGCGTATGGGATGTATTCGTCAGCTGAAGCGAGGTGGAGGTACTGCGCCCAGTCAATGGGAATTGATTACTGATCCAACACCTGATCTCTTTGAAAAGGCTCAACCACCAAAGGTTGATAAGCCAACTGATAAGTACAGTCTACTTCAGCAGCAGGTGACTGATCAGAACAAACGTATCTTAAACCTTGAGAAGGCGTTGGAACATTTTATTAATGAGGCAGTTCAAGAGGAGAATAGAAATGCCTGAATCCGTTGAGAGTACATATGAAGAGGCTACTCGCTGTCCTAAGTGTGGTAAGCCAGGTGATGTTCGTTCTAAGCAAGCAGCTCCAAAGACCTTGCCTCCAGGTACACAAATTCATCATGTGTACTGCACCACAGAGCTTTGTCGTTGGTATAACACCGCATGGATGGTACAGGTGAATCGAGATGGGTCGGTGCCTCCGCCCACAAACCACACGGGTCGGAATAAGATGTACATTCAAGACGCAGATGCAGATCGAATGGCTGCAGAGATCCGTGCGTCTATCGACTGGCAGATCGAGATTGAGACCCAGCGTGGTGGACATGGAGAGATTCGTGGACGCTGAAGTGTGTGAACATCGATATACGATCTGGGGCAATAGCTCACGTCCACTCATGGAGAACCTCAATGAAGCAACTGCTCTAGCAGTAATTGATGATCATCCTGAAGAGTACTACGGAGTTTGTGATTATTGTAACAATACTCTGAATACTTAAGAAACGCGATTAGACTTAATAGTAGACATCAGACGTAGAAGACTGCTCACTAGTATGTTGATCAAGTCTAAGGCGCTGTCTAAGTTGTCTAACAGTAAGTCTACTAGCGAGCTCATCATCTAGATTTCGTTAGAAGGACGAGTGTGTATGGCGACAGAAAGAAAGAGAGAGTTCGCCAGTATCAAAGACTATGCACGGTTAAGGAAGGTGCAACCCCAACTGGTGTACTACTATATTCGGAAAGACATGATAGAGATAATCCCATGTGGCTGTTGTGGTGCTAAGGTCATTAGCATTGATCAGGCCGATAGAGTAATAGGGAGGTGACAAGATGAGCATCACGCTATACGACTTCCAGAAAGAAGATGTCCAGAAGCTTCGTAAGCAAAAGGCAGCTTTAATCGGTTCAGAGATGGGAACGGGTAAGACTCACTGCGCCATTGAACTTGACAGCTTATGGGCACAAGACATCAAACAGGAGACAGGTCGTTTCCATCCTACACTAGTCATTGCGCCGCTAAATACTTTTGACTCTTGGGTTGAAAAGTATCAAGAGCAGATGCCCGAAGTTGATATGTTCGTTATCGATCGCAAGAACCGCGATGCATTTGTAAAGGCTATTCATCATGCTAAGGCTGACGTATACTTAATGCACTGGGATGCATTGAGGCTAGTTGTGGCTGAACTTAAGAAGTATACCTTCGGAACAGTTATTGCTGACGAAGTCCACAGGATCGCCAATCGAAAGGCACAAGCAACTAGAGCACTCAAGCAGCTTCAGACACATCGCAAGTTGGCTATGAGCGGCACTGCTAGTGGCGACAAGCCTTGGAATCTCTGGAGCATCCTGAATTGGTTATGGCCAACGTACTATAGAAGCTACTGGCGCTTTGTCAATCATTATGCTGTACAGGAATTGGTCTCAAGAGGTAATGCCGCTTATCGTCAGTTCACTGGAGTACAAAATGCTCAGAGCCTCCATAAGGAAATGTCTCCATGGTATGTACGACACTTAAAGCGCGAGCAGTGTTGTACTCATCACCCTGAAGGTGTTATGCATTGGCTTCCCGAAAAGACTTATGACACTATTTGGGTTGATCTAACTCCGCAACAACGTCGTGTATATGACCAGATGAAGAAAGACATGGTTGCCTGGGTAGGAGAGCATGAAGAATCACCTCTTGTTGCATCTGTCGTAGTTGCCCAGATGACGCGCCTGTCCCAGATCGCACTCGCTACTCCTGTGGTCTCTTCACAAACGAAGACGCGGTATGACCGAGCGCTTGAAGAAACAATTGAACAAGACTACGTAGCAGTAGAACTTATAGCTCCGTCAAGTAAGATTGATGCAGTTAAGGAGTTGATTAAGGATCATGACGACAAGCAGTTCGTCATTTTCAGTTCTTCAAAGAAGGCTTGTTATCTTGCGCAGCAAGAGTTCGCCAAAGCAAGCATTTCAAGTGAGGTTTTATCGGGTGATACTCCTGACTCCCAAAGACGGGGAATGGTCAATCGTTTTGTCGCTAAGGAGTTTCAAATCTTCATCGCAGTTATCCAAGCGGCTGCTGAAGGTATCGACGGGCTCCAACATGCTACAGACACGGCAATTTTCTTGGATCGCAGTTGGTCTACCATCAAGAACAAACAAGCGGAAGACCGTCTACATAGAGGTGGCCAAAAAGATACTGTGACTATTATTGATGTGATGGCACGTAATACGCTTGACTTCGGACGTAAGCAGAAGTTGGATATGAAGTGGTCATTCATCAAAATGATTCTTGGCGATAATGCACAACAACAAGTAATGAAGGAGTTGTAATGGCTAGTAACCAACGACACATGTATCACTCTGTAGGTCTTACTGACCTTGACAAGATGCGTGATCAGGCTGTGGCTTATGCTAAGGGCGATAGTCGCAATAAGCCACAGAAGGTAACGATTCATCATCACCCGCATATCATGGAGTGCTTTGGCCAGAAGCACGAAGTGTTCGGAGCTGAGAATGGCAGTTGAGACTTGGGAAGATGGCGAACCAATTCCAGATGGTTACGCATATCTTACTCTACGAGAGCCTCTTTGGGAAGTAGACAAAAATCAAAGAGGTCCCTATGAACATAAATTAGAGTTCAAGTACTATCGAAGCTTTCGTCACGATGCTCTTTATTTGGTTGCTAAGCATCGTGAAGGACATACGGAGTATTACGTTTGGAATAATATTCTTTATGTCGAATGGCATATGAACTCTCCTGAAGTACAACAGGCACTTAAGGATTGGCAAGTGCAGAAGTCCAAGATGAGATCAGGCGGTGGTCATAGTGGCTCTACTGATTTTATTATCAGTTGAAGATGAGCAAGAAGCCCTAGACATTGCGGAACAATGGGAGAATAAAGGGCTTGTTGGAATCTATAAGAAGCCAACTATGTTTTGTGATGGAGAGCATGGTGGTCGTAAGACTGAGGTAGGATTTACTAAGGGCCAAAAATATGGTTGGTGGGTATGTGCTAAATGTAGAAAGCCAAAGAAGCGTTACTGGGATAATGTCCTTAGTGGCGATCCAATGTTTGGTCCACCCGAAGCTTTTAATTTGATTCGTAACTACTTTGTAGACTCTGTTGATGAGGAATCAAATGTCTAGTATCTTGATTTGGCATTCTGGAAGCAGTATACTATGTATTAGAAGCCCGCGTTAAGCAAAGGAAGGCAGGATCGTGGGACAGGATATTGATGAGCTCATTGAACTTGGTTTAGTACATGAGATTCATACTTCTGAAAGGCGCTCGTTTAGAGCATGCAGAAGGCGTTGGGACTGGCTCTTCAGGCAAAGCTATTACCCAAAGACCACAGCTAAGCCACTTGAGTTTGGTGTTGCGTTTCATAAGGCAATGGAAACGTACTACAATCCTACTACTTGGGATTGGGATCGTGAAGTTGTTGCAGCACAGTCCATCTTAGACTTCGTTGCAGTATGCGAAGAACAAAAGGCAGCTGCATTAGATGTACGTGACCAACTCTATTTAGATAATGATCCGGAAGAAGATTACCAAGAGCGTGTTGAACTTGGTAAGGGAATGCTCAAGTACTATTTCGGCGAAGTAGCGCCTGTAGAAGATAGAGGATGGAAGCCAGTCCGCGTTGAGATTGGTTTCATGGTATCTATTCCTCATCCAAGAACGGGTGAAGCGCTTTGGTGTAAATGTCATACTTGTGGAGAGAAGTGGACTAAGCAATTCGGTGATCTGAAAGATTTTGAAGGATTACCAGTTGTTTATGCAGGACGTCTTGACATGTTAGCTCAAGATGCAAAAGGCAATTACTACATCTTTGACTGGAAGACAGCAGCTCGTATTTCTGACGACACTGTATTCCTTTTACTTGATGACCAAATTGCATCTTATGTTTGGGCTCTTCGTAAGCTTGGGATTGATGTTAAAGGCTTTGTCTATCACGAACAGCGAAAGGCATATCCTCAGCCACCTGTAAAGAATAAGGTACGTCGTATGGGCCGTATCTTTAGTATCAATAAGCAGCAAGCAGTTGACTATGATTCTTATCTTAAGGCGGTAATTGAGGAGGATTCAGCAGCACATACAGAAGGTCTGTATGATGAGATGCTAGATTATCTCAAAAATGATAAGGCGCCATTCCATGCAAGGCATCAAGTCATTAAATCGTATGATGAGATTGAAGAGACTGAACGCAACATTGGACTCGAAGCTCTTGAGATCATTGATCCTAACTTAGGTATCTATCCTTCGCCTGGTCGATTTGGTTGTAATTTCTGTGCATTCCGTCAACCGTGTCTTGAGACTAATGGAAGAGGAGATGTACAATATGTTCTCGACGAATTGTTCGAGAAGCGCGAACACTATTATGTACGACAAGAAGCGTCTACGGAAAGTAAAGGTGGAGAGTAATGGCTAAGCTGACTCGGAATAATCTTGGCGGCTTGGAGGTGAGGCCTGTGCAGGAACGAAGCTCATTCTATAATATCCTGATTTATGGTGAGTCAGGTACTGGCAAGACTACACTTGCTGGCTCTGCTGATCAGGTACCGTCAATGCGACCTGTCCTCTTCGTTGACATTGAAGGCGGAACAGAATCTCTTAAGCATGCATATCCTGAAGTAGATACTGTACGTGTCACCACATGGAAGGAAATGCAGGCTGTTTATAATGCTCTGTATGAAGGCGATCATCCATATCGTACTGTGGTCTTGGATTCATTGACTGAAATCCAAAAGTTTAACATGTACAATATCATGACCGATCTTATGCAGAAGCGCCCCGATCTTGATCCTGATGTTCCAGGTATGCGAGAATGGGGTAAGAATCTTGAGCAGATCCGAAAGATGGTTCGAGGCTTCCGAGATCTTCCTATGCATACAATTTTTACATCACTTGTGAAGTCTGACAAGGATGCGCGAACTGGTATTACTACCATGAAGCCTTCTTTGTCAGGTAAGCTTGGCGATGAAATTGCAGCTTTCCTTGATGTAGTAGTTTATTACTATGTCAAGCAAATTGGTGACGGTACTGATGCAGAATTCAAGCGTCTCCTTCTCACACAGAAGACAGATGCTCAAGTTGCAAAGGATCGTACCGGTAGGCTCCCAATGATCATTGAGAGTCCTACTATGTCTGAGATCAACCGATTGATGACAATTGTAAATGAAACCCCTACCCAAGAAAGTGAAACTGAGAAATGACTCTGAAGGTTAACTTCACGGATGAAGAGGCCTCGTCTGAGGCTCTGTCTTTTGACGCTATTCCGTCTGGTAAGTACTATGCACGCCTTACCGATGTCGAGCTCCGCGAGTGCGGGCCGGAGTCTAAGAACCCCGGCAAGCCCTATTGGAACCTC